GTAAGCCGCCCTCATTACAAAATTGGCAGCCATCTGGTGAGGTACCATAAAAAGACTCATTGCAATATACGCACTCCCAAAGACCATACATATTACCCATCTGAGTAATCCATGATTGCCACTTATGGTGGATAGCATGACCTTCATCAAAGATTGACTGTAAGCGTAACGTTGGCTTTTCTTGAGTAGCTACGTAGTTACCAGTCAACTGATGATAAGCGTGTAATGCACACCACTCTTTCTTAATCATGTCACTAGGGTGCAAGTAAGACTGATCCCGAAACTCTGGTTCACGGGTGAGTATGTACCGCTCTAGTGGGCCAGTTAGTCTACTGACTCGCTTGTTAGCATCAAGAAAGGCTTTCAGGTTTTTGCTTGTTATTTTTTGAGGTTTTGAGGGCATTTGGAGTTTCCAACCATTCATCTAAGGTCATACCGGCTGAGGTATATTTACGAATCATAGCGTTTCTTTCACGATGTGACAACCCGCCCCAAATACCATGAAGCTCGTCATTATTGATTGCTTCTTTTAGGCACTCTTTGCGTACGGGGCAAGCTGGCTGACCGTCATTACCAAGACATACTGCTTTTGCTTTGTCTGCTATGTTGGTGTAAAGATCTTTATCACGAGGTGGAAAAAAGGTCTCAGTATCTAATCCTCGGCACTTAGCGTTGTATCGCCAGGCCCAGGGGACGTCGTCGTCGTCGTACATATATGCTCGTTTCTAAAATCTCGAAGTTCCATGAAATCATGTTCCTCCAAAAGCACATAGTTTTTCCCGTTTAAACTTATTCCTAAAACAGCTGTACGACTATCTAAGATAGCTTCCATAACTATCTTTTCTAATACATCTGATTTCAGAGTGAAAGATTTCTTACTTGTCCACTTGTGTTCAATGAGCAAGTCGTCAGTCCTTACATCTCCTTTACGTGACCAGAAGGCCCCGGAGCCAGCAGAACGCTGGCCTCCGAGGGCTTTCTCTAAACGCTTTTCATGCTTTAGAGACTGCTTTTGACCTTCCGACTTCATTAGTGAGGCATGTCCTTGAGTTGCAAGTCAATGTCGTTGTACTGCGATGCCCAGCCTAGGTACTTCTTGCCCCAGTTCTTAGTAAAGAAGTCCATGTGCTCTAGACCAATGTAGTTAGGACGCGGAGCATCTGTAGTAATAACTACATCCTTCTTATCTGACTGCAAAGCCACATGACCGTAAGCCCCACCTTCCCAGAAGTGTGGTGCACCAATAGGGGCCTTAGTTGGATCTGTATGACGGTGAGCCTTAGGAATAGCATTCCATGCACCAATAGCAGAACCGTACTTATGGGGAAGTCCCCAAGCGTTCTGGCATGTGCGGTGGCAGTAGCCTAAGAAACCATTCTTTTCATTTAGGCGCCAGATGTTCATATGTGAAAACGCCTGCTTGCCTGTGATACGTGATAATGCCATTTTATTCTTCCTCCATGTTGATTAGTGGTGAGGTACGAAGAGTATCCATTACCTCTTTAGTTAGTGCTTCTTTGAGATCAAGTTCCTCGCGGATTGACTCCAGGAAGTTAGCGGCACCCTGCCACTTCCTATCCTCATAGTATAGCCAGCCTCCACGACGTTCCACAATTCCATTAAGAATAGATAGAGAGATAATCTCTTTAGCGGAGTCGTAAGAACCTGCGTCTAACGGCCCACCATCTGCAAACCAGAAATCTAGATAAGCAGTTTGCTGTGGTGGGAATGTCTTGTTCTTAATAGTACGTACACGGATAGTCTGGCCACAACGGCGCTTGCCTTCTCCGACACCTACTTCTAGCCATTCATCACGCTTTACTTCTACGCGAACAGCCATGGCATAGTCCTTGCCTAGGCCACCAGGTGTAGTACGAGGATCTCCATGCATTACGCCGATCTTCATACGGAACTGGTTAATTAGTAGGCAAGTAATTCCGCGCTCGTTCTCAATTAGAGAACGCTTAGTAGCCTTAGAGACCTTGCGGAAAAACTTGTTAGTGAGTAGGGCTCCACGACCAACGGTCATTTCATCCATGTTCTTATCATCTTCTGCTGTAGGAACTAGAGCAGGAAGAGAATCAATAATAATAAGATCGACAGCCTTGGACTCACAGAACTGGATAGCTGCTTCATATGCTTCTTCCATGATGTTGGTGGATACTACAAATACACGGTCAGTATCAATGCCGCACATTTGTGCGTAACCAACATCAAAAGGCTCTGCAGCAATCCATACAGTCGTAAAGTCAGGATCTTTAGCCTGGTTAGCGGCTACAGTCTTAAGAGCAATAGCAGTCTTACCATTTGAGGCTTCACCAATAATTTCAGTCCATTGGTTTACTGGCCATCCACCACCTAGTACAACGTCTAAGGTAAGAGAACCAGTTGTAATACGGGTAGGAAGCTGTGCGTCACTAGCCTTAATTACAGTTCCTGGACCCATTTTTTTATTAAGAAGCGCAACAACTTTCATTACCTCTGCATTTAGTGTCATCATTAGCCGATCCTGTCTACGATTACTGAAGGGTTGAAGTTGTTTCCGGTTGTTGTCTGCTTTGAAGGAGTAGATGGGCCACCAGCTGAGCCGCCTGGCATGCCTGCTCCTGTACCAGCTTGCTGTATTGGGTAACCACAATCGTAGCAACGCTTTAGAGAAGTACCATTAGGTGCAAAGTAGTTACCTGAGTAACATCCTGGGCAGTTATCGTTCTGGCGTGAACTCTGTGCTTTGCTAACTAACTGATCCTGATTTGGATCGTACGTTACCGGAGTGCTGGTTACATTTCCTTCTGGTACATAACGTACGTTAGGTAGCGGAGATGTAGGCGCACTTTGTCGCTGTGTCTGTGGTGCCTGTGGATTCTCTGAGAGCCTCCGTGACCACCAATCATTACTCATTAAGATATCCTCCTGAAATTAAGTTCAAATCTATTAGTGCTGAGATACAAGATACTGCAGATGAGAACGATACGAACTTGAACAACTGTACCATAGATTCTATGAGATCCTCGCTAGGCACCTCTTCATTATCTTCTAGGTTATTAGAGAAGAAAGAAACAGCGCTGATCTTTGCTGATATCTGTGAATGCATCTCAATGATAGGTAGAATAGGCTCCAGCTTTGAAATGCGAAGGCTACTGGCATCTTCTTCCATCTCTGCTACATCAGTAGAGATTCCGTTGAGTCCTAGCATCTCCGCAATTAACTCTGGCTCTTTACAGCCGGAGTCATAAATAATCTTTCTTATCTGTGCTGTTGGAGACAGCGCAGTAATATTAATGTTTTTCTTTTTATTCTTACGGAAAAAGCCCATTACTTAGCTTCACCCCACCTTTGGACAGTCTTAACATCTGCTAATAAAGGAATATTTAATACGTTTATGCCTTCCATGGCTCCACGTATTGCCTCGGCTGTCTCTTCTGCCAAATGGTTTGGAGTTACCGTTACTAATTCATCATGGACGGTCAATATCAAATTGGCCTCCTCTGGAATCATATCATAAGCGCGTACCATTGCAACTTTGATCAAGTCTGCAGCGGAGCCCTGGATTACAGTGTTGAATGCTTGACGCTCTGCGCGTGACCGCTTCCAAACCTCTGATGAACGTAGGTCTGGTAGATACCTACGACGCTTAAGAATAGTAGTGGCGTATGGCATTGGAGTTTTGTTACGACTCTCAGTAATAACACTACGCTTGTACCTAGTTACAGCTGGGAACTTTGCGCCAAATGCGTCTAGCAAATCCCTAGCCTGAGTTACAGTACAACCAATATCAGCAGCAATCTTGTCAGGCCCTACACCGTATGCCATAGCAAGCACAAGCGTCTTACCTGCCTTACGATCAATACCCATAGTATTACCCACAGTTGTATAGATATCTTCACCATCCATGTAAGCCCCACACATAATGCGGTCGTTAGAGAACGAAGCAATAACACGAGGCTCAATCTGAGAGTAGTCAGCAACAATCAATGAATGATCTTCAGGGGCTACAAAGAGATTACGAATAGCCTTACCATTAGAGGTGTGTGGGGCCGGTACATTCTGCAAATTAGGGTTACGGCTACTAAAGCGACCAGTCTCTGTTCCGTATTGTACGAAGTCAGTATGTATACGGCCGTCAAGTAGTAGAGCTTTCTTAGCAACAGTCTTGCTCTTACCCAGCAATGTGCGAGTAATGTCTCCGCCAAGATAAGGAATTACATACGTCGTAAGCAACTTGTTGAGGTCTGCGTAACGTACTAAACCATCTACAACAGCATCCTTACCCACAAAATGTGCTAGTGCAGGCTCTGCTACCGAATAATCCGTTACAGATGTATCATCCCCAGAATCTTGCTTCTTCTGCCCGTTAGTAGTTAGTACCTTAGGACGTAATCCTCGGCCCCCTTCTTTCTTGGACGTGTAAAGAATCTTCTGTTTCTCTGGCACACTGTTAAGATTAAAAGGTTTGCCGGCAGCAGCGTAAATCTCACCTTTGCAAAGCTCAAGTTGTTCTTCTAAGTCTTTCTTCAAAATACGTAGGGCAGCTACGTCAATATCTGCGCCACGTAATTCCATGCTGCAGATAACTTGTAGTACATCCATCTCTAAGTTAAAAAGCTTAGTAAGTTTGTCGGTGCCAAGACGTGAATGCAGTTTCTTCCACAGCTTCCATGTCCACTCAGCGTCTAGCCCAGCGTAGGTAGCAACCTCATCAAAACTATGCGCTTCAATTTCTTTACCAACACCCTTGACCATCTCGTAACCAAACTCACGCTTCAAGCATGCAGCTAGACCAAGTTCATGACGGATTTGATTATCTAAAATGAAAGCAGCAATGAGTGTGCATCCGTAGCTTGGATTAGGCATACCGCCTAGATACTTAGCAACACTCTGTAAGTCAAACTTTACGTTGTGCCCGACCTTTACCTTGTCACCCATAAAGAGTGGCTTAAGAGCACGGAATACTTCCCCAGGAGTTAGTTGCTCTGGAGCTTCGGTAAATACCTTGGTAGCTTTCTTATCATCCTTGCTATAGTCCTGTGCACGTAGATTCATACCCTTAGCCTGGCGAAGCTTAGCCGAGGGAAGTAGTGGGTAATCAGTGCGGACGTATTCACCGTTAGGGTGTCCCATAGGAATTACATCACAACGGCCCTCAGTTGCTAGAGCAATCCATACGACAGCATTCTGACGTGGATCTCCACGGTGAGGTCCTGACGTTTCTACGTCAAAAACAAATTCATCTACTTGTGAGTAGGCATCGACGACTTCTTGTAGAGCGTCGGAAGTTAAAACAATATTCATAATGCTCTCCGATAAAAAGTAGGGTGCTAGATCAAGGAGGGAAAGACCTAGCACCCTACATATGAGGGATTTAGTCTTCTGGAATTTCGCGTGCAATCTCTACAAGTTCAGCCTTGGTTGACATACGCAATGCGTCTGTGCCAAGAGCCTTCAAGGTAGAGAGTACATCCGCTACTTCCGAAGCGTCCAAATCCCAGTCATCAGGGAGATCGCGTTCCTTGACTGGCATGATTGAGTAGCTAGTCTTTGTGCCTTGACCTGACTTGCTAACTGCCCAGAACATGCGGTCTAGAGGCCCTGTTTTAGGATCGCTATTTAGCTTTTCTAACTGACCACAAAGGCGTAGGCCAACTGTCATTAGCTGTACCTTTGGATCTTCGTCCATGAGGTTAACAATTGAGAAAGCAAACTTGTTGTCTGCCTTGTTACCTGCACGACATAGTGGGCACTCAGTTGTGCCTAGACATACAAATGACTTCTTGCCTGTGCGCTGTACCCAGTGCTGTGCAAAGCTCATTGGTTCCGGAGAGAGGAACTTAATTAGCTGTACATCTTCTTCAAACTTGAAGTCAGTTGCGTAAGACTTTGCAGCTTTGGCCTGAACTTCCTTGGCCTTAGCCCAGCCTACCTGTACTACAGAAGAACGCTCGGGAACTTCTTCTTCATCTTCGGTTTCAAAGATATCGTTTGATACAGCGGTAGGGGTTTCTACATCCTCATCGTCATCGAGGTATGAGTTTACATTGGTGTTGCGAGTGTTCATATCGGTTTTTTCCTTATTGGTTATTGGTTATGCGGTTTCTTGGTTATGAATCATAGTCCAGTTTTCGTAGAGTTCTAGCGAAAGGTCTGGATGACGATTCCAATCAATCCGGGGAGCTTCAAGAAGCCCTCTAGATTGAAAACTTTGTATTGCACTTTCTACCAT